GGCCTTTTGGTTATAGTTCTGTTGGTGACGTTACGTTTGAGTCGGCTGCGTACGTTGCGCGTTATGTGATGAAAAAAATAACAGGAGATCAAAAGGATGAACATTATGTTGACGTTAGAACAGGAGTGGTACGTCAGGCAGAGTATACGACCATGTCTCGTAGACCTGGAATTGGAAGTGCTTGGTTTGATAAGTTCAGAGCGGATATGTACCCTTTCGGGACAAAGGTTGTACGTGGAGTTGAGGTTAAGGCTCCAAGATATTATGACTCGTTATATGAACGAAGTGATCCCAGCGGTTATCAACAGCTTAAAAGAAAAAGAAATAGTTTGATTAATGTGTTGGAAAATACTATGAGTAGGTTGTTGGTGAAGGAAGAGTGTACGTTAAATAAAATTTCTAAGTTGAGGAGGGAATTAGAATATGTCTAGAAGGAAGGACGATGTGGAGAATAGTGAAGTGCTTGGTCCTTTTCCGAGTTCGATGTCGGATGAGGCGTTGCGGTTGATGAAGAGTCATCGAGAGATTTATCATGTTGTTGAGAAGAAGGACTGTAAGTTGTGCCGGTCGTTTCGGCGGACGATCTTAGGAGGACTTTCGAAGTGATCTTGAATATTTACGCTTGCTTTGATAAAAAGGCTCAGTTTTTTTCGACGCCTTTTTTTATGCAGAACAATGGTCTTGCGCTGAGAGGGTTTGAAGATATGGTGAATGATGCTCAGACCATGGCGTTTAAGCATCCTGAGGATTTTGATTTGTATGTGATTGGTAAGTATGATGATTCTGTCGGTGCTGTTGAGTCTGTGGTACCTTTGCATTTAGGTAACGGTGTGTCGTTTAAGAGGGAAGAGGCTCCGGCGGTTGTGAAAGATAAGAAGGAGATTGCGGATCTCGTTGCTGAGTTGAAGATGTATGTTTCGAATTTGTTCTTGTCTCAGAAGGCTGGCGTTAATCCTGCGTCTACGGTGGAGCGTAATGGTTTTTTTGCCAGGCTATTTAAGTAATAGGGGGTAGTTCATGCCAATCGGTAATCGTTATGCGGACCATAGTTTCGCGCGTGTTCCGAGCGCGGAGATTCCACGCAGTACGTTTGATAGGTCTCATACTCATAAGACGACATTTGATACAGGGTATCTTGTGCCTTTTTACGCTGATCTTGTTTACCCTGGAGATACGTTTCATTTGGATGCTACGATATTCGCTCGTTTGTCGGCTACTGCCCTTAGCAATCCTCCTATGGATAACTTGTATGTCGATACTTTCTTTTTTGCTGTTCCTATAAGGTTGATTTGGTCGAATTTTCAGAAGTTTATGGGAGAGCAGGATAATCCTGGTGATTCGACGTCGTATTCGATTCCTCAATCTACTTCTCCTGGAGGTGGTGCTGGTGTTGCGACGGGTGATGTCGGTGATTACTTGGGACTCCCTACGAAGACGGCTGCAGCGATTACTTTTAATAATTTGTGGCATCGCGCCTATAATCTTATCTGGAACAAATGGTT